GCATGGCATTCATTGATGAGGCCTGGCGTGTGCAGCGGGACACGGTCGATGACGCGATCTGGCCGACGATGGCTGAGCGGGATAACCCGCAGCTGTGGCTTGTCAGCACGGCCGGTGACTCGCGTTCGGATCTCATGGCCGCGTATCGGCAGCAAGCCATCGACCAGATCGACGCGCCAAGAGACACCCTGATCCTCGAGTGGTCAGCGCCACCCGGAGCCGACATCGCCGAAGTGTCGACCTGGATGTGGGGAAGCCCGGAGTGGAACCCGCGCCGCAAAGCATTTGTCCAGGGCCAGTTTGAAAAAGTCGAGCCGGACGCGTTCCGGCGCCAGTTCCTCAATCAGTGGACGATCCTCGCGAACCACTGGCTGCCCGAACGGCACTGGACCGAGACACAAACCGCCAACCAGGATCTACCGGCCGGCATGTGGCACATCGCTGTGGAATCGGACTTCGACGGCTCGAGCCACGCGGTGGCCGTGGCCGCCACCGACGAACAGGGCCTGGTGCACGTTCGGGTCACGGCACACCCGACCCTCAAGGACGTGGACGAGCAGCTGGCGAAACTACGGGCACAAAACCCGACCATGCACGTCCTGGTCACGCCGGGGTACGCCGACCGATTGCGTACCCGGTTCGACGGGATGGTGGGACAGCGGGAGGCCGTGGTTGCCACCCAGGTACTTATGGACCTGTTCAACCGTCGGCTCATTCGGCACGACGGTGCCAGCCTGCTGCGAGAACAGATATTCGGCACGACGATCGCCAAGCGCCAGCATGGCTGGGTGATGACTTCACCGAAGGGATCCGGTGGCGTGCATGCCGCCCGGGCGGTGATGTTCGCGGCCTGGGATGCCAGCAAGGCGCCACGCCCGGTGGCGGTCATCCGCTCCCGATCACGGCGCGGGGCGTAGGATTCTCACCGTGAGTGTGCTATCCCCTGTGCGCGCTCTCTCCGTCGTGCGGGACGCGGAGGCTGAGCGCTCTCGTGTCGTGGCGCTGTCGGCCCAGGCTCCGGCTCCCGCCGTACGGGAATCCACCCTTATTCAGTTGCAGATGCAGCTGAACCGACCGGGCACCGGGACAGTCCTGGAGGCTGTCGCCTTTCAGGTTCCCGCCCTGGTCAAGGCCTTGAAGACCTATTCCCACACGATCAGTGCTTTCCCGTTGCGGCAGTACGTCAACGGCGCGCAGGTCGTCACCAGGTCATTCCTGATGCAGCCATCCAGGAATACGACGTACGGCGCGGAAATGATGCGCCTGGTCAACGATCTGCTCTTGTATGACCGGGCTTATTGGCGCGTCATCGAACGCACCTGGGATAACTTCCCGGCCGCCATCGTCCGACTACCAGCAATCGACGTGGTGGAAACGAACGGCGAAGTGCTGTACCGGGGCCAGGCCGTGCCACTCAATCAGGTCATCCGGTTCGACGGTGATGGCCTGGGCGGCTGGCTGAAGACTGGGTACACGGCGATCACGACGGCGGCCGCCCTTGAGGACGCCACCTTCCGGTACGCCGAGGCACCACTGCCGCAGATGATTTTGAAGAACTCCGGCGCGGATCTGCCGGCCGACCAGGTCGACGCCATCCTGGAGGCGTGGGAATCAGCCAGGGCCGACCGAGCCACGGCATATCTCAACAGCAGCATCGATGCGCAACCTCAAGGCTGGAACGCCGCCGAACTGCAGCTGGTCGATGCGAAGAATGCGGCCGCTGTGCAGATCGCCAGAATGGCCAATCTAGATCCGATCTGGACCGGCGCCGGTGTGCCCGGCTCAAGCCTGACCTATTCCAACCGGGTGGACCTGTACCGGCAGCTGCTCGATACCGGGCTGACCCCGGTGATGAACCTGATTACGCAGCGGCTCAGCATGAATGATGTGACCCCTCGAGGTCACACGGTCACTTTCGACACGTCCATCTTTCTACGGGGCAACCCGTCGGACCTGGCGAACCTGGTCCAGACCCTGCTGCCGCTCGGCATCATCACCATCGATGAAGGCCGCGCCTTGATGGATCTCCCGATGGAGGTTATGGAGTGAAGACGCTGTACACGGAAACCGACCTGGTGTACGAGCTGCGCGAAGACCAGGCCGACGGCGATGTTGTCGGCCGGATTCACGGCCGTGCAGTGCCATACGGCGAGCCGACCACTGTGGGCGGCATGACCGAGGTGATGGAGCGCGACGCGTTCGACCCCGAGGACGTGATCGGCAAGCCACTGGCATATCGGCACGGCGAACCGATCGGCATCATCACGGCCGCCGAGAACCAGGCGGACGGTCTCTACATCGACGCCGACGTGATCAACACGACCGCTGGACGGGATGCCGCCGTGATGCTGCGCACCGGCGCCAGCAAGGGCCTGTCGGTCGGGTTCAACCCGATCACCATGGCCTTCAACAAGACCAAGGACGCCGTAAGGCACACCAAGGCCGCCCTCATCGAGGTCAGCCTGACCCACATGCCGGCCTATTCGGGTGCGGCAGTAACCGCAGTGAGAGAGGAAACAAACGAAATGACCGAGGTCATCGAGGCCGAGGCTCCGACCTCGGACATGGAGGCACGCGAGCAGATCGCGCAGCTCCGGCAGACCGTCGCCGCCCTCGAGGCGAAGGCTCACGCCACCGGCTCCGACATCGATCCCGAACTGGCTCAGTTCCGCAGCCTCGGGGAGTACGTCAAGGCCGTGAAGGACGGCCAGGTCCAGGCACGCGCCCTCGACGTGTCCAACCTGGCCGACGCGCCGGGCCTGGTCCCGCCGGTCTGGTTCCGCGAGATCTCCGGTGTCCTGGACCGTGGCCGGCCGTGCATCAGCGCCATCGGTGGCCCCACGCCCGTCGCCGGTGCTGGCATGACCGTGAACTGGCCGTACTTCGATGGTGACCTGGCCGCCATCGTGTCGACCCAGGCCAGTGAAAACACCGAGATTAACTCGGTGGACATCGACATCAAGAAGGGCACCGCGACCCTGGCGACCTACGCCTCCGGTAACCGGCTGACGTTTCAGGTCATCGAGCGCACCGACCCGTCGTACGTCGCGGCTCATCAGCGCATCATGGTTGGCGCGTGGGGCACCGAGACTGACTTCGCGTTCCAGGCTGGTCTGTGGGCCAACGGCACGAACGGCATGGATTACGACTTTTCGGCCGACACCACTGGTGCCACGTTCCGCGAAGCCGTGTTCGCCGCCGCCGTGGATGTGCAGTCGGCCACCGGGCAGCCCGCCGAGGTCGTGTACGTCAATAGCGCGGTGTACAAGAAGATCGGCGGTTGGTCGAGCTTCCAGCCCGACTCATACCCGGTCAGCAACGTGGCAGGCACCTTCAACGCACGGACGCTCAATCTGTCCGTGGCTGGCCTGCCCATCGTCCTGGCGCGTGAGTTCGCCACCGACGAGACCGAGGACGCCATCGTCACCAACCGGGCAGCTGCCGGATGGCTTGAGGACGGACCCCGGTTCGCGTCGGCCGACGTGGCCGCCAACCTCGGGCGCGAGGTCGCGATCTACGGGTACGCCGTGATGATCCCGTACATCACGGCCGGGATCGTCAAGATCTACAACCAGGCGTAGCGGTCAGGAGCCGATCAACCATGCTTGTCACCGGACAGGAACTGGCCACCAACCTTGGCCTGACCTATGCCGCCGACCCGTTCGATCAGGTCGCTGGCACCGCTGATGAGATCGTTGGTCGGCTCCTGACCCCATTGGCCTACGCCAACGAGCCAATGCCGGCCAAGGAAGCCGCCTTGCATGTGGCCACGGAGATCTTCCAGGCGAGATACAGCGCCGGTGGCGAGTCAATCGCCAACGACTTCACCCCAGGGCCATACCGGCTGTCATCAGCCATGACCAGGCGCGTAATGGCCCTGCTGGGGCCATATCTCGATCCTCGAGGGATGGTCGGATGACTGCCCTGTCCACCGAAGCCCGGCAGCTCGTCCAATCAGCGTTGACGGCCGCCGGGATCGACAACTACGCCGCCCCGCCAACCGTCCCCAAACCTGGCATGGTTGTGGTGCTGCCGGATCTGCCTTGGCTCGACATTGAGCGAATCGGCTCCCGGCTCAACTACATCGTCAGGCATCGGCTGCTGCTGCTCGTCGACGGTCGCAGCAACACCGGCGCACAGCTCCAGGCCGAAGACCTGGCCGAAGA